CCTTCGTCCCCTACAATTATTGGAACGGTTGAAGACATTTTAAACGCCCCCGGCGAAGTTTTAAGCGATCTTTGGAAGCAAGTTGAAGCTAGGGTACAAGACCCTGTAGGTTACCTTGAAGATATATTGAACGGCGCTCTCGATGAAGACGGTTTAGTTACTGTAGGTGGTATTGCTACTGTTGTTAATGAAATTATAGATGACTTGTTTGACGGGGATGCTAATAATGTTGACCCGACCACAGGGGAGCAAACTGGAGACGGAACATCTGTAGGTGGTGCAGGAGAAGACACCAACACTAATGAAGAGCTAAATCTCAGTGATCGTGGCGGTAATGACCAAGTCATTTACGGGGACCCTAACGAAGAAGAACAGGTTTTAGGTGGCGCAGGTGGAGACACTGTTGTCGAAGAAGGAGGCGGCGGTGGTGGTGGTCGTCGTGTTGCTAGCCCAAAGAGCGGCCAAGACTATATGTACCGACTTCAGTACAACCCTGACGCACCTATGTCGGTACCGGGCATGATGGGCGGGTCGCTAGGCCAACAAGCGCCGCGTAGAAGAGTACCAGAGTTAGGTAAACCAACAATGGTAGAAGGCTTACTGACCTCTTTTGGAAGGGTATAAAATGACTTATTTAGATATTGTTAATGGTGTTTTGCGTAGGCTTAGAGAAGACGAAGTATCTACAGTAAACCAAAGCACTTACAGTAAAATGGTTGGTGACTTCGTAAACGACGCTAAAAGGCTTGTAGAGGACGCTTGGTCGTGGTCTGGACTCCGACGCACCCTTCAGGTACAAACGACCATAGGGACGTTCCAATACTCTCTGGTGGGGTCTATGAATCGAGGTAAGATTCTTGACGTAGTAAACGTAGACGAAGACTACTTTTTAGATTATCAAACAGCGCATTGGTTTAACAACCAGTTTCTTAACAACAACCCGGTAGACGGCTCTCCTTACGTATACAGCTATAACGAAACAATTAACTTTAACATGGTGTTGCCTCAAGATGATTTAACTGACGACAGCACTAGACTATTAGTACCCGCACAACCGGTACTTCACTTGGCGCTTGCTATGTTAGCGCGTGAGCGTGGAGAGACAGGAGGCACAAGCACAGCAGAATACTTTGCTATTGCTGATCGACACTTGTCTGACGCTATTGCACTGGACGCATCTAAGCACCCTGAAGAAGTAGTATGGTACTCTTAATATGGCGCAAGAACTTCGAACGATCAACCTCAATGCTCCAGCGTTTAAGGGCATTAATACGGAAGATTCTCCCTTAGCCCAAGACCCTTCGTTTGCCGACGTTGCTGATAATGCAGTAATAGACAAGCGTGGTCGTATTGCGGCTCGTAGAGGACATTCCGTATTTACCGCCGATAACTCTGGATTAGGCGGCAACACAATTACAGGAATTGCTGAGTTTAAAGATGCGGCAGGTGAGCGTAAGGTATTTCTGACAGGTAACAATAAGATATGGTCGGCAGATCCTGATGAAGTTCCTGCCTACAATACTCTGACAGACGTAACTCCCGGCGGTTATACCATAACAGACGACAACTGGAAAATGGTCAACTTTAATGACAAGATGTACTTTTTCCAGAGAGGTTATGAACCATTAGTTTACGATACAGCTTCAGGCGTAGTTCAGCCAATGTCTTCTACTGCGGGTCAAGCTGGCGTTAACAAAGTATACGGTAACGAAGTACTGGCCGCTTATGGTAGACTGTGGGTTGCGGACTTCGGCACCAATAAGTCTATTGTGTACTGGTCAGACTTGTTGATCGGTAACAACTTTGACGAAGGCACCTCAGGATCTATTGACGTATCTAAAGTATGGCCTGATGGTTATGACGAGATTGTCGCACTGGCCGCACATAATGGCCTGTTGATCATTTTTGGTAACCACAGCATCGTAGTCTACCAAGGCGCACAGTCTCCCGCGACAATGCGACTGGTAGACACTGTAACCGGTGTTGGTTGTGTAGACAGAGATACCGTGCAGTACACAGGTACAGACGTTTTGTTCTTGTCGTACTCTGGTCTACGTAGCTTTGGACGCACTTTACAGCAAGAGTCTATGCCGTTACAGATGCTTAGCGCCAGCATTACTAGAGACATTATTGAGCTTTTGACTGCTGAAACAGGCAACTATCGTTCTGTGTATAGCCCGGAGTTTAACTTACAGACGGCCTTTCTAAATACTCAGGATATACTGACAACGGATCTTCTTATCGTTTTAATTATGTCAGTCCCCGCTTGACTTTTGGTGATACTTCTAAAATCAAAATGCTTAAGAAGATTAAACCAACAATTATTGGTGGCAATTCAACCGACGTTTTCTTAAAGTGGTCTTATGATTTTTCTAACGCTTTTACTAAGCAGACGTTAAACATTGGATCGTCACAGGAACCGGCTTACTTTAGCTCAGGTTTGGGTCAAGATGGTACATCATTTTACGGAATAAATAAATACTCTAGCGGTGTGAACATTGCACGGCTAAATTCAAACACTAACGGCTACGGAAACGTAGTTTCTATTGGCTTGGAAGCAGAAATAAATGGTACGGAATTTTCAGTACAGGAAATTAATGTTCTAGCCTTACTAGGCAAGATACTCTGAGGGGAAAATAATGCCTATTTTAGATACAATCAAAAACTTCTTTACTGAGTACGGTGACTTAGCTACTGGGGCTGGTGCATTAGGACTCCTGTACTCTGCCTACGATCAGCTAGGCGACACAGGAAGTGACGCTCGATCGGCGGCTGATGCTCTCGCACAGCTACAAATGGGTCAAACGCAGTTCCAACCGTACACCATAACAGGTGCACAAGGCGGTACATTCGGCGCAGGGCCTGACGGACAGTTCCGTATGAATCTGTCTCCTGAGCAGATGGCGATGTCTCAGAATCTGTTTGGCCAAGCCGGTGGCTTCCTAGATGCGGCTACTCAAGATCCAGCGGCTCCAGGCGCTGGCTAACGAAGAGCGTTTGGCGGCACAGGGTCGCTTAGGCGTCTCTAGTAATATGTTTGGTGGCATGGCTCCTGAGACATTCCAGATGAACAAGGCGCAACAAGAAGCAATGAACAATGCTTACTTCGGCGCTACTCAACAGGCGCAACGCGAGCAAGCACAACAAGCTGGCCTTGGTGCTCAGTACATGGGTCTTGGTTATATGCCACAGAATCAGCTTCTGGCACAACTTCAGCCCGGCATGAATGCGGCGGCACAACGACAGCAAGCACAGTTGTACGGCGCAGGACTCTTTGGTGAGACCTCTATGTCTGGCATTGATGCTCTACTCGCGTCTAACCTTGGACGTGCTAACCTCATCGGTAACGCAGGTGCTGGACTGCTGTCTGCTCTGTTTGCTCCTGAGCCCGGTGATAACGTATTTAACTTCCCGGGGAGTACTTAATAATGGCAAAATTTAGTAATCAATTAATCGGCGGACTTACTCAACCCGGGTTTCAACAAGGTATGTTTACTGCTGGTCAGTCTGTTGGACAACTGCCTAGTATGTTGCGTCAGAAGCAACGACAAGATGAGCTAGCTAAGTTCAATCCCAACACACTGGCCGGACTGAAGAACATCTTACAGACTCAAATGTCTCAGAACGATGCCGCAGGTGCCGCTAAGACAGCTAGGGCTATACAACAGTTTCAGGCTACCCAAGAGGCTTTACGTTCTACAAGAGCCAGCACTAGAGCAACTGAAGACGCAACTTCAGCGGCTCAGTCTAAGCGTTTGGCTGACATTAACCAGCTTTCTAATATACAGCGAGCAGTGTACGCTAAAGCCGAGCGTGAAGACAATAGAGATGTTATGGCGGCGGCTTACGCTATACCCGTAGAGCAAGGCGTTGAGTACATTCTGGGTGATCTCAGTGACCCTACTATTTCTAAAGGTACTGAAGTAAATCTAAGGGATAGCAAGGGCAATGAGTACACGTCTGTTGTTGTTTACACGAACGGTGTGCCAGAAAGAAAGTTAATACCACAGCCCGGCGCTCCTGAAAAACCTGTAGGTGAAGTTGAGATCATCTCAGGCACAACCGGGGCGAGTGCTTTTGACAAGCCAGAGATTGCTGGGGCCACATCCTTAGCGACAAAATTTAACGAGCGTAGAGTCGCGGCAATAGAAAAACTGCCTGACATACAGTACACTGCAAAAAGCATTAAAGAAGCTATTAGAATCCTTGACGAAGAAGAGCTTAACCCGGGTGGTTTTACTGCGGGTGCCGCTCGTGGCATAGCGTCTTTCTTGGGTAAAGAGCCTGAGACGCTTGGTGAGTTTGAGACAATTCTTGCTGAAGTTGTTTTGCAGAAACTCGACGCCTTCACTGGAGCTATCACAGAAGGTGAAAGAGAGTTTATAGTTCAAATGGTCGGCGGCTATCGTCAGAGCAGTGAGAGCAACATCGGTAGACTTAAGACTATTTTACGTAAGCTAGAGTTTAACCTTGATGACACACTCAACGTCGCTCAGGCAAAAACTTACGACGACTACATACAGACACTACTACCACAGAAAAAAGAAGAACAAACCGAATTAGACATGTCGTTTATTCCTCAAGACCGTAGAGCAGATGCTCGTACCGCATTGAACAGCGGGAATGTTACGATTGAAGAGCTAGAGGCTATGTATAAAAATGAGCTTTGAAGAAGACCTAGCAAAATACAGAGAGTTGGTACAAAAGAATAGTCAGTCTCGCTTTCAAGACGAGCTTAATCAGTACCGACAAAAAAGCATTCTTCCAGAGCCTCTGTCTACTCCAGAAGACGAGGCTAACTTTCTACAGCGAAACCTAGGCATACCTGCTGGTATCGTCGGTAGCTTAGGCGGTGCGGCGGGTGGTATGATGTTAGGCGGTCCTCCCGGTGCAGTCGCTGGTGGAATCATAGGCGGTGCCGGGGGTGGTGCCGCAGGTACTTACGTGTCTGAGACTAAATACAAAGGTACGCCTGAGGTTGAGGCTTACAAGCTGGCTGTTGAAGACGCTCTCTGGTCACTTGGTTTTGATCTGGTTACGTTAGGTATCGGATCTAAAGTAAATTTAGACTGGTTCGCCAAGCGAATGGCCAAAGGTGACACAGTAGAACAAGCTGGTAAAGAGCTAGTCGAAGGTGCTTACGGCGCGGGTAGTCGAGAGTCTTTACAACTGTCTCAACAAATGTTAATGCGTGGTGGCGCTACCTTACTTCCTTCGCAGATCAGAGGTTCTGGACTTGACAGATTTAGAGAGGCTTTGGCAAGCGCAGGTTTGATATCCAGAGGCACAATGCAGGACAACGCTGTTGCTGTCAATGACGTTGTTCGTGACGAGCTATCTGAGTTAATCAACAAGAACGCCGCAGGTATGGCCGCAGATCCTTACGCTATGGGCGATGCTTTCTACACTGTAATCAGTGAGGGAAAGCGGGTAATTCAGGACACCTATGTTCGAGGCTTGGACGACATTAGCCGACAGCTAAACTATAGAGGAGCTAATGTAGACCCTGACACCATCCTCAAGCCTATGGATGAGTTCCTTAAGGCACAGCGAGGAGACGTTGCAGACGCGATGAGTGAAGAGGCCTTGGCTTTTACTGCCTCTAGACTAGGCCGTTTGGCTTCTATGGAAGGCGTAGGTTTTCACCCTCGTGAGTTAATTCTTCTTGACAAAGCATTTACTCGTGATATATCAGCTAAGTTTGGATCAGGCGCTAATAAGAACCCTGCTATCGAGGCTGAACTTTCTCAGGTAGCTGAAGTATTCCGGGACGCTATACAAACAGCCTTGAACCAAGTAGACCCTAAAGTTGCTACTGAGTACAAAAATATCAAGGGATTGTACAGAGAAGGTCAACAGGCGTTATTCCCTAGAATCAATTCTAACTACATTAGACAAGCCGGTGAAGGTAACTACCTTGGCTTGGGCAACTTAGCGGCAAACGCTACAAATCTCAATCAGATTATGCAGATGAAGGCAAGTCTAAAGGCCGCATATAAAGAAGCCGCTAAAGACGAAACCTCTACATTGCCTTTCTCTTCAGCAGACGAGATTGATGAGATATTCCGACGTGGTTATTTGTCAGCCAGAGTGTCTCAGGTTTTCGACGAGACATTCTCTATGAACAGTCTTACGTCGCTGGCTAAGAAAATGAACATACCTGCTGAAGCAAAGAAAATGCAAGCAGTCTTGGGTCCAGACTACGGTCGCTTTAAGCAGGTAATGAATGTTGTACTGGAAGCTGGCAAAACACCCGGCGGAGACGTAGGTCTACTGGCGTTACGTCAAGCTGAGATCAGCGGAGCTAAAGGCCTAAGTCAAATTGCCGGTAGTATGTTTGCTGGTGGTGGTGCCCAACTAGCGGTAACTGGAGGCGTCAGCGTCGCACCAGTGGTGGCCGCAGGGGTAGCCGCTTTGTACATACCTCAAGTGTTAGCTAAGATAGCCACAAACCCTGCTTTTGCTCAACGGTTGCTAGAAGTTAACGCTAGAAACAAAGGGCTAGAGTATGCAGACGTGGCTGTCAAGCTTTTAATTTCAGATGTGGTTGATTCTATGACTGACACAGAAAAGAACGGCATGATAGATTTCCTATCTAATGTCGCTAGCCAGACTGTTGCACCTACTAAGGAAGAAGAGAATGTCCCTGTTCGATAGAGTAAAGAACAATGCAATGGAAGCTTATCAGCGTCAGTTTGACGAGTACGATATGTACCGCAAAGGTGATATTAATGCCGGTCAATACTTGTTGCGTAGCGCCGGTAACTTCCTAGGCGGCACAGCGGGTAATGTCATTGGTGAGGCGACTTCTGCTGTTATTCCTGATTACGTAGAAAACAAGATCGGAGAAGGCGCTCAGTACCTCATGAACACTTCGGGTGGACAACAGGTACAGGGTATGCTACAAGAGAACCCAGAGCTAGCGAGAGACCTTGGTGCCGCTTTTCAGGTGGCAGAGACTTTACCCTTTGTCAGAGGCGTTAGTACAGCATCTAAAGCAGGTAAAGCGGTAGACGCTATGACAGGACCTGAGTCGGGCAGAGGCATGGCTCTGGCTTCAGCCAACAACGTCATCCCGGGTTACTACGGTCCACAAAAGGCTGGCGCTGTAGCCACTTGGTTGCCTAATCAGGCGTACAACATAACAAAGGATATGCTGTCACCAAAGAGCAGAGCTACGTATCGAGAGCAGGGCATAACCAACACTCAGCAAAGAATCATCGGTCGCGCTCTAGCCGACGAAGCTATCGAAGAAGGCATGGACTACGCTAAGATATACAAGTATTTTGGCTTTGACCCCAAGGAAGGTGGTACACACCGGGCAGAAGCCTCTGCTCAGTACATGGATAGAATCCACGGCGGCTCCGGTAGAAAAGGCAACAGGAACCTGATTGACCAAGCGATGAAGAAGTCAGACTTGGTAGACTACACAAGCTGGACTAAAGGTACATATCCAGACCTGATCAAAAGAAACAAGCTGAAGCGCGCAGTCACCAATCATTGCAATCAAATCACCCGGCAAAGGAGGCTCCACTACAGGTAAGCACTTCAAAGATGTACTACATGATGCACCTTATGTACGAACGGTCAACCAGATGTTTCCCAAGGGCGTTACTGAAGTAGACCCTAAGGAGCTACGTAAGACGCTTGAGGCGGCATCCCTAGCATCTCAAGAGCTTGCTCCTAAGTACCGATTCGATGTGTTAGACAGAAAGACAAAAGATGGTAGTGTATGGGTAACAGGTTCTCGCCCCGGGTCAGCCATTACAGAAGGCGGTATTAACTACCTTGCTAAGGTGTCACCTAAAGGTACAGCAATGGGGGTAATGTCGGATGAACATAACCTGTTCGAAGGGATTGCAGGGAAAGTACAGAAGTATACTGCTTCTGGAGTACCTGCACTTAGCGCTATGCGTTACTTGCTTCCTAATCGCTTTGTCGCCGTAACTCCACCTATGATGACAGATCTTAAGAAGGGTGTCAAGTACATCGAAAGAGATAGTTTTGATTTACCAGCCGGTCGTACTGACATGAGTGCGAAAGAAAGGCTAGAGCCAATCCGTGACTACCAGCCGTCAGAAGGTGTGCTAACACAAGAGCGGTTGAGATCCAGAGGTCAAGCAGAAGCCGCGACAGGTGCAGGTCTTATGTCTATAGGTGCTGGGGAGGAGGATTACTAAATCCTCTCTAGTACCCACTTGAGACCCGTTACCTCACCACGGATCTCATTGGCTCTGTTCGCCGGTATACT